ACAGCTTTGAGGATCGAGGCGGCGCGTACAGTTCCGGACTCGGGGCCGCTTGAATTTTTACCGTTTTGTGCTTATGAATTGATTAGTTACCTTCTTGACATCGAACAAGTGTTCGTGTTAGTATGGACTCGTTGATTAAGTCCTGGGAGGTGATAAAATGAACGAGCTTCAAGTCCTACTGAGTAAAATGACAGGTTCCGAACTTGTCACTGTTCTGCGCGTTCTCCGAGCATTGACCGAAGAAAAGCCAGGACGGACTCCTGCTGATCAGAAGACAGCTTGTTGAACAGTTCTTCGATCTCCGCCTTTTTATCTTCCTCATCACCGAAAACCAGATAGTCAGGGTCCACGTTCAGGGCTCTGGCTATTTTTTGTGCCGAATCGATCTTCGTGGTCCGCTTATCTAACTCTATTTTATTGATAGTCGACTTGCTCTTGAAGCCGGCTGCCTCTGCGAGTTCCTGCTGGGACATTCCTCGCTGAAGTCTTATTTTCCTTACTCTCTCACCAAAGCTGCACATCGTTGTTCCCTCCGTGGATACAAGATAACATGGAAATCCTGAAAAAACAATAAACAAATCTTGAAAAATTTCAAGAAAACGGTTGACAAACTGCCAACCGGCCTTTAGAATGTCAAGCGTAGGCAAAATGCCAACCATAAAATCGACATTCAGGAGACAAAAAATGAACACATACGAAATCATGATCGGGAACGCGAAGATGACGGCAACAGCCCTGAATGAGTGGTCAGCACTCAAGAGCCTCTGCATCGTGAAGGAGATTGGCAGCATGGTAGATTTCGTCAGAACGTCCGAACCGGAAACAAGAAACTTCGCCTGGATCTATCAGGTTGAACTGAACGGATCTCTGACGCTGGCATACATTAAGAGGGTCGCCTGATCGGCCTTCCGTAATGCAGCCGAAGCCGGTCACAAGCCCGGAAAGATGCAGAGTGGCGGAAAAGACGAAAGGAGGTGCGGATGAACTACAAGAAACTCCAGGCCGCAGTTCAGCGGTCTGGTATGAAGCGAGGTTTTTTGGCCGAAAAAATGGGTATTTCCGACCAGGTAATGAGCGACCGGATCAGCGGCAAGTCTCCGTGGAAAGTTCCAGAAGCGGCTGCTTTTTGCGAGGTCCTGGGCCTGTCCAAGAAGGAAAGAGACGAAATTTTTTTTGGCCAAGAGTAGGCAAAATGCCAACATTAACAAATCTTCAGGAGGCAACATGAAAAAGAAAGAGATCACCGTGATCTTCAAGGAACCGGGACGCGATCCGGTCGAGGTCACGGTGCCAAACGAACTCAGGCAGTTCCAGAAAATGGTCGGCGGTTACATCGAGACGGTGCCGTATACCAGGGAGATCCTGCTCCTGTGTGACGAAGAGGGCAGGATCAAGATGAGGACCCCGAACATCATGCTGCGCGGTGACGTTATCGTCGGCCCGGTCGTGTTCGTGGGTGTGGATGAGGACAACTTCACGGACTGCCCGCTGAGCATCCGGGAGTTTTACACGCAGCACGACAACCTGTTCCGGGAGGTGCCGTCATGAATCCGCAGTCCGTCAGGTTGCTCGCCTATCTGCGGAACCATCTGTACATCACCGCGCTGGAGGCCATGAACGATCTCGGCATATTCCGGCTCGGCGCCCGGATCTGGGACCTGAAACAGGCCGGCATACAGATCCAGAGCGATTGGAGGGTCGTCAAGAACCGGTTCGGCGAAGACTGCCGGATCAAAGCATACTGGCTTGCGTAAGGAGGACGGAAAAATGAAGACTGAGCTGACAAGAAAAGAGGCGAGGCGGATCTTGCTGGTGGCGATCGTGATCTTCATGATGGGCGTGATCGTCGGTATGGAGATCCAGATTCTGCAGGTCTCGGCAGCCGGTGTAAAGACGGAAGAGATCCTGACGGACGACCAGGCCATGAGGGAAGGAGGCGCGATGCCCTGCCTGAGCCACGAAAAGGCGGCTGTTTCCGCTCCGTCTACCGAAGTTGAGGAAATAGTCGACCGCGTGGTCAGGTACAGCGTAGACGGCCTTTTTCTCTGTCAGGACCTGGAAAACTACCTGCACGAGCAGCTGGACGCGCGCGGGATCGGATGGTTCTATCAGACGGCCCTGTGCCAGATCTATCAGGAGAGCCGGTTCAACCACATGGCTGTGAACAAAAACGGCCTCGACTTCGGCCTCTGTCAGTTCCGTATCACGTACTGGGGCGGATTCGCAAGACAGGCCGGCCTGGTAACGTACGACATCATGAACCCGATCGACCAGATCTACGTCTACGCGTGGATGATGGCAAAGTACCTTGCCGAGGAAGGAAGCGTCGAGGGCGCCCTTTCCCGGTACTACACAGGACATTCCGGCTACTGTGCGAGCTACGTGAACGACGTGCTGCAGTGGACCGGGCATCTTCAGGAGGTGAAATAGTGGAGATTTTTAACATCATTCAGGAAAAGGACTACAACTGGCACAGCCTTCTCTGTACGAATCCCGTTTTCCCGGACGCAAAACCGGAAGTAGACTACGCATCCATTTTGGTTTGTGTACAGGTGATGGAAACCTCTGACACAAGAGCCTTTCCTGGCGAAGAACCTTACACATTTTTTGATTATCAGGCGCTTCCCGCCTTATACTTCGAAGAACGGAAAAATGTCGAGGATTACATCAACTGGAAGGAAACCTGGAGCGATTGCTTTGAGAGGACCGTTGCTTGGAAGTATATCGAACCATTCAAACCTCAGGAGGTGAAACAATGAAGAAGACCACAATCATCTGTGATCGGTGCGGGAAGAAGATCGAGACCGGGAAGGTCTACCAGTTGGCCACGTTCATCAGCGAGCCAGGCAAGAGCTGGGATCTGGGCGACGAAGTAGACACGGAATCCGGCGCGGATCTGTGTGCGAACTGCTACGAAATCGTCTACGATGCTGTGGCCGCCGCTATGAAACCTAAGAAAACGGCTGAAGGAGGACGAGTATCATGACTGATGCGGAATATGTACTGGCGAAACTGAAGGAGCGGCTGATCAAGATCGTCAGAGACCCGGAAACAAGGTACAAATCGTTCGATGCCGGCGAGATCCTGGCTGCGATCGCGGAGATCGAAGCCAGCGCAACCTTAGCCACGTACGATAGCACATTATAAATATCTTCAGGAGGCACAAATGACAAATAACGAATACCGCGCGGTCGAGGCCGTTTCCAGATCTGATCTCTGGTACCTGTCCAAGACCCCGCTGCACTATAAGGCACACATGGAAGAGCCGGAAGAGGAATCGACACCGGCGCTGATATTTGGATCTGCTCAGCACAAGATGGTGCTGGAGCCGGATGAATTTGACAAAGAATATGCCGTGCTGCCCTCCGGGATCGACCGGAGAACGAAAGACGGCAAGGAGAAGTTCGCGAAGTTCATCGAAAAGGCGGCGGGCCGCACGATCATCACCGAGGAGCAGTACCTTCAGATCCTGGAAATGCTGGCGGCCCTGAAACGGAATCCGGTCGCGTGCGAGCTGTTGCGCGGTGAGCACGAAGCGTCATTCTTCTGGAAAGACCAGGAGACCGGGATCATGTGCAAGATCAGACCGGACGTGATCACTTCCTATGACGGCAAGCCGTACCTGGTAGACTACAAGACCACGGACAGCTGCGCGGACGGGCATTTTGAAGCATCCTGCCGTCGGTACGGATACAAGCTCCAGGCCGGAATGTACACGGAAGGGATGTTTCAGACGATGCTGCAGGAATACGGGTTCGCGTTCATCGCTCAGGAGAAGACGGCACCGTATGCGGTCCGGGTCTACATCTGCGACCAGGACTTCATAAACGAAGGACACGACCTGTTCCGGACCTACATGGGGACGCTGAAGTACTGTTACGAGACCGGCGACTGGTACGGGTACGAAGGACCGGACCATCTTCCGTCAGTGTTAGGAGGTGAAGACAGTGATTGATAGCTGGGCGAAAATTCAGAACGACAATTTTCTTAATGCTGAAGCGATTGGCCCTGTAGGCGCTGAAATAATCGTCACAATTAAGGACATCGAGTACGCAGACGTGTTTAACACCAAGACGAACAGCACCGACAAGAAGGTCTGCTTGTTTTTTGAGGAATGTAAACCGCACGTCCTGAACAAGGTAAACACGAGGACGCTGCGGAAGATGTTCGACCCGTACGGAACAGATCCGAAGAAGTGCATCGGCCAGCAGGTCACTCTATACGTTGCTCCGGTAAAAGTAGGACGCAACGACACTACTGGCATTCGGATTAAAGAAGCGCCGAAAGAGAAGTGTGAAGACTGCGGACAGTTAATTAGGGCTACCAGAAGCAAGACTGTTGCAGAGCTCGTCGAGATCTCAGTGCGCAACACGGGCAGAAGGTTGTGTCTGGACTGCATGAAGAAAGCAGCCGAACAGAAAAAGGAGGAAACGGCATGAACAGAGTGTTTTTGAAGGGAAGACTGACAAGAGATCCGGAAGTGTTCGGAGAAGGTGAACGGAAGGTCGCAAAATATGCGCTTGCCGTAAATCGTTACGGAAAAGACAACGGAGCCGACTTTCCAAACTGTGTCGCGTTCGGCGAGAAGGCGGACTTTACAGAAAAATGGTTGAAGAAGGGTGCCCATATCATCGTAGAGGGTCACATCCAGACCGGAAGCTATGTCAACAAGGACGGCGTCAAGATCTATACCACTGATGTCGTCGTAGACAAGTCCGAATTTGTTGAGTCCAAGTCTGCACAGGAAGCAGCTCCGCGGACTACTGACGAAGATCTTAACAAATTCATGTCCATCCCCGACACGGATGACGAATCGCTTCCGTTCCACTGATGATCATCGTCGACACAAGGGAACGTAAATGGGACCACGTAAGAGCATGGTTCGAACGCTTCGAAGTCAAGTACACGATTCAGAAGCTCGACTACGGCGATTATATGGTCCCTCGCGGACCCGTTTCCGTAGACAGGAAGCAGAACCTCGACGAGCTGGCCGCGAACCTGTGCACGCACGATTCCAGGCGCTTCTGGAACGAGCTCCGGAACGCGAAAAAGCACGGGATCAGAATCGTTATCCTGTGCGAGCACGGTGGAAGCATCAGACAGGTCCAGGACGTGCTCGGCTGGCGATCACATTACAGCAAGATCACCGGCCAGCAACTGTACCAGGCCATGTTCCAGGCGGCTGCAGCGTACGGGATCGAGTTCAGGTTCTGCGACAAGAGATCTACGGCGAGGCGGATCGTGGAGATACTGGAGGAAGAAGGTGGCAAGAAGTAAGAAAGACAAAAGCGGCTGGGTAGTGATCAGTCGGAGCATCTTGACAAACTATCTGTGGACGTCAGAAAAGCCCTTCGACGATCGGAGCGCGTGGATTGACCTGATACTGCTTGCGAACCATGAAGACGGCGTAATCCAGACCATAAAAGGCGAGCTGATAAAAGTGCCACGTGGATCTCATTTCACCAGCATCCGAAAACTTGCCAAAAGATGGCACTGGAGCCGGTCAGCTGTCGAACGATTTCTTGAGACACTAACCGAGACGCAGATGGTGACACAAACCGGGACACGATCCGGGACACTCCTAAGCCTTGTGAACTATGACAATTTTCAAGGTCGCGCAGACACTGGGCAGGCCACTACACAGGCCACTACCCAGGCCACGCCGGAGCGACGAACAACAATGTACAACAACAATACAACAAATAGTAATAACAAAAATCGTCCTAAGTCCTTAGAAGAGAGGATCGAGGGGATCAGACGAGCTGCGAAGATGGGAGACGAAAATGAGAAAAATCGACGTGATAATCAAACGGGCTGACTCGAAGCCGTACCACACCGCGATCTCCGACAGCCTGAAAAACCTGCAGACCATCGTGGGCGGCTACATCGAGACGGTCGGTCTGTTCAGCAACATGATCATCATCTGCAACGAAGAGGGGCTGATCAGAGGGCTGCCGTATAACTGCAACATCTGCGGCGTGGACTTCTATGGCGACATTATCTTCGTTGGTGTAAAGGGTGATGAATTTGACGACATCCCATGCACGTTCCAGCAGTTCAAGGAGCTGTTTCCTGGGCTGTTTGATATGGAGGTCCACGCGTATAAAGTCCTGTCCGAGTTCTATGACGACGACGCGGTCAACTGGGGAGGCAACCCATGAGACACTGCCGTGACTGTGCCTGGTACATTCCGGAAGGGCTCAAGGACGAGCGCGGTGACGGTTGGTGCACGAATGCCGGCCGGGCCCGGTACTACACCGTGGGCGTGACCAGGCTGAAAAAGGAAGGCCGAGACCGCACGACCAAAAACGGGACTTGTTTCCATTTCGAGGAGGTGCCACGCCATGACCCGTGAAGAAGCCGTGGCACCGTTCGAACTGTTGGCCGCGAACTGGCCGTTCCTGGACTTCACGAATCCGAGTTTGTTCGAGGCGTGGTTTGCAACGTTGGGCAAGTTCCCTGTCGAGGAGGTACGCATCGGCATCCGGGATCTGATCGCAAACGAAAAATCTACGCCGACTGCTGCACTCGCCCGTGAATATGTCGACAAGGTAAGGTCAGCAAGACGGCGCGAGGAACAGGACCACAACCTGAGGGTGCTCTGGTCAAATTCCGTGCACTGTACCAAATGCCGCGACTTCGGGTACACGCTGCGGATCTACCCGACCGGCTACGAGTACGTGATCCCGTGCGATTGCGCTGCTGCAAAGGAACGGTTCACGGACAAGTGGCGGCTCGGATCTGAAGCGCCTATGAGCAAGGACAAAATCAAGCAGCTGTTCGGTACGGAAACGGAAGAGCCGTGGAAACTGGTGCGGTACGTTCCGGAACAGGTACACAAGGAGATTGTTTGGAGGTATGAGAGGAAATGATGGTATGGGTGTATAGGTTCGAAGACGGCACGATGCTAAAGCTACTTGATGCCGGTCTGACAATAGCGGAAATATGGAAACTGCAAGAACTCCACGGAGCGTGTAAACCATCGTGGGAAAAGATTCGGATTTGAAGGGAGATATCATGTTTAACTTTGAGAACTGTGCTATTCCAACTACAAACGGAGTTGAAATTCCTGTTAATAAACAGGAAACAGCAAGGATGATTTTTGAGAATATGGACACTATATTGGACGAATTATCAGGTCATGTTAACTCGATCGAAGCGGCTCTTTATGGTCAAAAGCTAAAAAATGAAGATGCCAGAGATCCTGTGGACGAGTGCATACTTGGAACACTTAACAAGCAAAGAAACAAAGCGGAAGAGATTCTGAAAACTGTAATGCATATCAGGGAGGGGCTGTGGTGATGGATGATCTGATCAGCAGACAGGCGGCGATTGCGTATGCGATTAGCGGAAGAGTTAGAACACTACCGACAACGGAAGACGGCGAAAACTGGATAAGAACAGCAGAGGTAAGGCAAAGTCTTTTAACCATGCCATCCGCACATCCCGAAATCATATGCTGCAAAGATTGTAAGCACAGGCCGTACAAAGACGAGGACGGTGAAGTCTGGCCGACGAGCTGGGACGATTTAATTTGCCCTTGTCTACGCGAAAACAGCTACTACAGCTGGATGCCCGAAGACGATTTCTTCTGCAAGCGTGGCGAAAGGAGAGAAGATGATAACGATCGAGAACAATGACCTGCCGATCACGGCAGCGGAGAAGATAATCAGAGGGACGAAGCCGAGAAACGAAGACGATGCGATGAGCTTCTTCCTGCGCGCCATCTTCGGAGACCCGAAAGCGACACGTGAAGAAGGCAAAGACGCGCTTGAGACCGTCGATATGTTCAGCCTGGAGGACATCGAGGAGATCGCGCGCTATCTGCTGACGTACTGCGAAGCACACAAGAACGGAGACTGAGTGGAATCATGAAACCTACAAAAGGCCAGACAATGACCATGCAGCAAGTGTATGTATATCTGGCGTCGCGTGGCGTCCCGAAGCAGATGATCCATCAGATCCGTGAGGCGCTGATCTACGACGCGGTGACGGAAGGAACAGACCTGAAATACGACAGGATCTACACCGGGATCGCGCTGATGCTTCGGAGGGCATACGGCTTCGGGCAGGAGCGGATCTTGAAGGGGCTGCGTGAATTTGACAAGACCGTCGGCTCGGTGCTGCCGGACGGGGAGGACAGCAAGGACTGGACCGATCTGATCCGTGAGCTGGAGGAAGAGACCGGCATTCTGATCCATACCGGCTCTGATAACCGGTTGATCTGCGAGGCAAAGAGGCCAGAAAAAGCGAGGTGACAAAGTGACTGCTAAGGAATACTTAGGACAGGCTGCACTGCTGAGACGAAGAATCAAACAGGTCGAGGACAGAATAGAGGAGATCCGGACAGAGGCTTCATCGCCGAAGGCGATCCGGTACGACAAGGATCTGGTACAGTCCAGCCCTGCAGGCGATGCTCTGGCCAAGTACATCATCCGGCTTGAAGCGGAAGAGCGCAAACTGATCAGGCTGAAGACACAGTATCTCGATACATGGGACAAGATCCGGAAGCAGCTGGCCGCGGTAACTCCTGGCATATATTCAGACTTGCTGTACATGAGGTACCTTGAGGAGAAGAGCCTGGGCCAGATCTCTGAGGAGTTGAACTATTCCTACGAGTGGACGTGCCGGCTACACGGAAAGGCTCTTCATGCTTTTGCTCAAAAGTTTGGCGACACGTATGCAAACAAGTCATAGTAAGTCATATTTGGCATGTGCTATAGTGTACGCGACAAAGAGCGATAAGAGGAGAGCCTCCTGAAGACGACGCCTTTATGCGCCGACTTTGTCAGCCCAGACTTCGGCCTGGGCTTTTTTATTCCAGACTGGAGGGACACCATGCAGGACTTTGCCAAGAGCTTTTACAAGTCCAAGCGGTGGCAGCATACCAGGCTTGCATACCTGAAGAGTGTCGGCGGACTGTGCGAACGGTGTCTGAAGAAGGGGCTGTATCATCCGGCTGTGATCGTGCACCATAAGGTCTACCTGAACTCCGAGAACATTAACAACCCGGAGGTCACACTGAACTGGGGCAACCTTGAAGCCGTGTGCCGTGACTGCCACGAACAGGAACACACCGGCGACGGCAGACGGTATAAGGTGCGGGAGGATGGCACGGTCGAAATAAAATAGCCCCCCATTATTTTTTTGATTTTTGAAAACCCCTAGGAGACCGTTGGGGCGGAGTTTTAAAAAATATATTGCACGATCCGGCACGACCTGGGGCGACCAGACAGAACCGGTTCGTAATAGCCAGAGGGGAGAATGGATGGCCAGGATATGATCGGACAGAGCTGGATCTACACCTACTATCAGCAAATTAAGAACGGATCGGTGATAGTTGGCGAATGGATCGCGAGGCTGTACGAGCTGATCATCCGAAACCTGGAGGCGAAAGAGATCTTTTTTGACCCGAAGAAGGCGAATGCAGCCATCGACTGGATCGAAATGCACTGCCGGCACACGGAAGGTCCGCTGGCTCCGGGACTGCTGAAGCTGGAGGTCTGGCAGAAAGCAGCACTGAGTCTGATCTTTGGGATCACGGACAAAGATGGCCGGCGTCAGTTCCGCGAGGTCGCACTGATCGTGGCCAGGAAGAACGGCAAGAGCCTGTTCGCGGCTGCGGTCGCGGCCTATGAGTTCTTTGTGGACGGTGGTTTCGGTGCTCGGATCTACTGCCTGGCTCCGAAGCTCGACCAGGCGGAGATCATCTACAACGACATCTGGACGATGATCAGCCTGGACAAGGATCTCCTGTTCGACAAGGACGTGCCGGAAGCTCCGGACCGGGCCAAGCACCGGATGACGGACCTGTACATTCCGAGTTCGAATTCCACGGTGAAGAAGATAGCTTTTTCAGCGCGCAAAAGCGACGGCTTCAACCCGTCACTGACGATTTGCGATGAGATTTCCAGCTGGTCCGGCGATCAGGGCATGAAGCAGTACGAGGTCATGAAGTCCGGCATGGGCGCGAGGCCGGAGGGGCTGCTGCTCAGCTGCTCGACATCCGGCTATATCAACGACAGCATTTATGATGAGATTGTAAAGAGGGGTACCGCGTACCTGCTGGGTAACAGTAAGGAGCGCCGGCTGCTGCCTCTTTTTTATATGATCGATGATCCGGATAAGTGGAGCGACCTGAACGAGCTGCACAAGTCCAACCCGAACCTGGGCGTGAGCGTGTCTGTGGACTACCTGCTCGAAGAGATTGCGATCGCGGAAGGATCTCTGTCAAAAAAGGCGGAGTTCCTGACGAAGTACTGCAACGTGAAGCAGAACAGCTCCCAGGCCTGGCTGAACACGGAGGACGTGGCAAAGTGCTTCTCCGGGACGCCGCTGCGGTTTGAAGATTTCAGCCGCTGCTATGCGGTCGCCGGTTTGGATCTGTCGCAGACGACGGACCTGACCGCGGCGATCTGCATCATCGAGCGTGCCGGCAAGCTGAATGTGTTCGCGCACTTCTGGATGCCGGCTGAAAGGATCGACGAGGCGACGGCCAGAGACGGGGTTCCGTACCGAGCCTATATTGCCCGCGGATATTTAACGCCGAGCGGCGAAAATTTCGTGGACTACCACGACTGCGAGCAGTGGTTCCACGACCTGATCGAGAAGTACAAGATCTATCCGCTGAAGCTCGGTTATGACCGATACTCGGCGAACTACCTGATCCAGAGCCTGGCGTCGTACGGCTACCAGGTCGACGATGTTTACCAGGGAGAGAACCTGACGCCTGTGATCAATGAGGTGGACGGAATGGTCCGCGACGGTGCGTTTGATTGTGGCGACAACGACCTGCTGAAGATACATTTCCTTAACTCAGCACTGAAGCTGAACAACGAGACGAACCGAAAGAAGCTGGTCAAGATCTCGCAGACGGCCAGGATCGACGGCATGGCTGCCTTCCTGGACGCGATGACGGTCCGGCAAAAATGGTGGAACGAGATCGGGGCACAGCTCCGGAACGCAAAGAGGTGAACTGATGGCTTTTTTTGAAAAACTGCTTGGGAACGTAAAAGCCCGGAGGGAGCTGAACGCGAGCTACAAGCTGCTCACGACCTACCAGCCGCACTTCCGGCGGTTCACCGGCAGGCTTTACGAGATGGACGCGGTCAGGGCTGCCCTTGATGCGATCGCCCGGCACGTCTCCAAGCTCGAAGTGAAGATCGACGGTGCGGCCCAGCCGAAGCTGCAGACCATCATCAAGAAGCGCCCGAACGAGGTGCAGGTCTGGTCGCAGTTCCTGGCACGCACGGTGACGATCCTGGAGATGCAGAACACGGTGATCCTGATCCCGGTGCTGAACCGGTCCATGGAAACGACGGGGATCTGGCCGGTGCTGCCTTCCCGATGCCGGCTCCTTGAGGACAAGCGCGGCGAGAAGTGGCTGGAGTACAAATTCTCGAACGGCGAGATCGGTGCCATGGAGCTGAACCGGTGTGGCGTCGTCGTGAAGAACCAGTACGAGGACGACCTCTTCGGCGAACAGAACGCAGCCCTGGATGACGTGCTCGACCTGGCTCTGATGCAGCGTCAGGGAATCAAGGAAGGCATCAGATCCGCGAGTACGTTCAGGTTCATGGCAAGGAACACGAACTGGAAAGACCCGGAAGACCTCGCACAGGAGCAGGAGAACTTCACCAAGCGGAACCTGGCTTCTGACAAGTCCGGTTTCCTGTTGTTCCCGAACAACTACGACGGCATCCAGCTCATCCAGTCGAAGCCGTACACGATCAGCACCGATGACCAGAGGTTCATCAAGGAGAGCGTGAACGACTACTTCGGCGTAAACGACGCAATTATACAGAACACGGCGGCAGGCGCAGAGCTTGACGCCTTTTTTGATGGCAAAATCGAGCCGTTTGCGATCCAGCTGGAGCAGGTCCTGACGAAGATGCTCTTCACGGAGACGGAGCAGGGCTACGGAGCGAAGGTGCACGTGACAGCGAACCGGCTGCAGTATATGTCGACCGGCGACAAGATCAACTTCATCAGTCAGCTCGGTGACCGCGGCATGATCACGATCAACGAGGCCCGCGAGCTGCTGAACTACACCGCGATCGAAGGCGGCGACGTACTACCGATCCGTGGTGAATACTACTTCGTCGGCCAGGAGCAGCCGGCACCGGAACCCGAACCGGAACCGGAAGATATCACAGAGCCGGAGACGCCGGCGGAAGGAGCAGAGAATGGCGATCAAAACTGAGCGCGAATACAGAATGATTCAGCTGCCGGAGATGCAGTTCCGGGCAGTTGAAGAAGACGAACAGAGCTACATCGTCGAAGGTTACGCCACTACATTCAATGATCCCTATGTGATGTATGAATGGGAAGGCGTGAAGTACAAGGAGGAGATCGACCGGGATGCGCTCCTGGACGCCGACATGAGCGACGTGATCTTCCTGTACAACCACGAGGGCATGGTCTATGCGCGCCAGGCAAACGGCACGCTGCAGCTATCCCAGAATGATAAAGGGCTTTACATCAGGGCGGACCTTTCCAGTACTGAAGCGTCCCGCCAGATGTTTGAAAGCATAAAAGCCGGGCTGGTCACGCAGATGTCCTGGGCATTCACCATCGCGGAAGAGGAGTATGACGAGAAAAAGCATCTCCGCAGAATCCGCAAGGTGAACAAGGTCTACGACGTTTCTGCTGTTAGTATCCCGGCCAATCCGAATACCGACATCAGTGCGAGATCCTACTGGGACGGAGTGATCGAAGAGGAGCGCCGGAGTGAGCGCGAGCGTGCGGAGAAGGTCGAGCGGATCAAGAACAAACTGAAAGGAGATGTCCACGAATGA